TTCGGCGCGGTCAGGTTGCGGATGAGCTCCTTCGGCTTGGGCGTCGTGGTCCACAGCACCTGCGGCCGCTCGCCCAGACGCATGCCCATCATCATCATGTCCCACGTGTCTTCGTCGTACTGCCACGCCGCAAGCTCGTCGCACCATGCGCGCGTGTGCTGCGGCCCGCGCAGACGCTCGGGCTTCTCGGCCGTGAAGCCGCGTATCGTGCAGATGTTGCCTGCGGCGTTGTACATCTTAACGACGAGATCCGACTTGTTGTAATCTGCAAGTAGCGCGTTGGGCAGTACGTTGAGTATGCCGCTTTCGCCCTCGAAGCAGGTAAACTTAACGTCCTGATACGTCGGAGCGATGACGCAGCTGTCGAAGCCGCTTTCGTCCTCGAACACTGCACGCGTCAACCATTCAGCCCCCACTCTGGTTTTGCCGTACCCTCTACCTGCGAGTACGCCCAGCTCGGTCCAGTCCGTGCGCGGCACGAACTGATTGGCACGCGCAGTCCTGCGCCAGCGCAGTTGCCAGTCGAGGTGCACGCGCTGCATGGGCGTGAGGTCATCAAGCGTCATGCGACTGAACGTGTCGGTGATGTCGTGCAGGGGAGGCATCAGGCCGCCGCGTCAGTCTCGTCAGCGCCCGGCTGTTGTGCGACAACGCTCGACAGTAGTTTGGTCAGTGCGATGTTGTCTGCGTTTGCGTCGATCTTGAGGGTCTCACCTTCCTTGTTGCCGATGCTGACGTCTTGCTTCGTGCCGTAGCGCTTCGGGCTCCAGCATGCGAGCAGCTTAAGACGCGTGTCGATGCGCATCTTTGCAAGTTGCACGTGGTCGCTGATGGCCCTTGTGTTGTCTGCGATGTCGAGGATGTCTTCGGCCAGTGCCTCGAAGCCCAAATCTCGCGCGCACGCGACCTGTGCGGCGAACTCTTCGTCTGCGCGCATCCAGTCATACACCGTACGCCACGCTGGCATGTCATCCTGCCTGCACAACACACGCAGCGCGACGCCGTTCGACAGGCCGTCGATGATGCGCTCCTCGACCTCGGGTGTTCTCTTCGTTTGGCGCTTGGCCATGATCTGCATGCTCCGCTCTAGTTGGCAGGACTACCAGTTAAGCTCCCAACATACGCACGGCGAAACACACTGGCAAGGGGTGCTTGCATTTTTACATCACGAGGGGGGCCAACTTTATACACCGCAACGCAACGCACAACGCGTGCAACATGCAACGCGAGAGGGCCTAGAACGTAGTTCTAGAGGCCTCCTCGGCGTTGCAGGTGGCGTTGCAGCTGCAACACGAACTAAATGTTGCACCGTGTTGCACCGCGTTGCACGTCCTAAGACAATAGGATTTCTGCGGTACTGGTAATAAATTACTCGTGTTGCACCGCGTTGCACTACCCTCCATCATGCAACACGAGTAAAAAAATGCACGTGTTGCAAATAAAATGCGTTTTGAGGGTTTACATACCCTCAAACCTCGTCTAGAGATACGTCATCAGCAACGAAGAAACGGAGTAAATAACATGACCACATTGACCGCAGCATCGCAAAGCCTCTTCATCAACCTCGCATCCGACGCTGACAACTGGGGCGGCCAACCGCTTGTAGACATCAGCGCATCGCAGCGCGGCAACCTGACCGACCTTAAGAAGAACGGCCTTCTCAGCACGTTCCGTTACGAGGGTTGCGACTTCGCAGACTTCACCGACGCAGGCAAGGCGCTCGCCGCCGAGCACGGCATCAAGATTTAACCAACCGGGGGACTTCGGTCCCCCACCCTATCAGCAACAGGAGCATATCATGACCAAGTACACCGCATACGCCATCTTCGAGAACGGAGACATCGAAGTCCACGAGGGGCTGACCCGCGCACGCGCCCTCGCTCGCTACGGCCAGTTCACCCGCCAGATCAAGAAGCGCCTCATCGGCGTGTCCGGCCCGATCAAGTCGTACGGATGGAGGCTCGAAGCATGACCAACCACACCACACGCATCCGCACCGTGCCCTGCCACAAGGGCAAGAAGGGCTATCAGGCACTGATCGAGTTCCGCCACGGCGGCGAGCTCTACAGCTTCGAGGGCAGCCTGTACGAGCGCCGCTGGGCCGCCGACAACGACGCGCAGCGCATGGCCGACCGCATCGACGCCTACGTCGAGATCATCGCCAACCAATAACACCAACACATCAGCAAGGAGCACATCACATGAGCAACGGTATCAGCAACCAAATCGGCAACTACCTCCACGCAGACGGCGCAGCGCGTCGTTACAACATCGGCGGCACCAACTACGTCATCGGCATCGCCGGTGCGTACAACGCCTTCGGCCTGATCGGCCCCGAGCACAACGGCCTCTTCATCCTGAACGACGATGCCAAGTGCGTCGTGCTGGACAGGCACTGCGAGATCTCGTCGGGCTATCACGGCCCGAGCGCCGAGCAGTGGGCCGAGTTCAAGCGCGTGGCCAACCTGCCGCTTACGGCCTTCCGCAACTTCGTCGAAAACCATCCGCGCTATCGCGGCAACTGATCACAGGAGCATATCATCATGACCATCGTCAAAGAGACTTTCACCCACACCTTCGGCCACGGCGGCAGCGTCGTTGTGCCAGCCGGTGCCCGCACGACCAGCGCCAGTGCGCACGGCGGCTTCCGCTGGGTCGACCCGTCGATCTTCTACCCAAACACAATCGAGCGTCACGACGCCGAGTACTACGGCATCCGCGTCTACCCCGACAACCTGACGGAAGGGGACGCGGCATGACAGCCTTTCATATCGGAACGACAATCTTCTTCTTGGGCGTCCTGCCCACCATCATCACCGTCGCAATCATCAAGACATTCAAGGGAGAGTAATATCATGGGAACACGTTCATTCATCATCGTCGCAAACCCAAAGGGCGACTTCACAGGCAGCTACTGCCACTGGGACGGATACCCGTCGCACAACGGCCGCATCCTGCTTGAGCACTACAGCTCCAAGGCCAAGGCACGCGAGCTGGTCCGTCTGGGCGGCCTGTCCTCGCTGGGCGAGCGCGCCAAGCCGATCAACCCAGAGGCGCACAGCTTCGATCACAAAGAGGGAGGCACGACCGTCGCCTACCACCGCGACCGTGGCGAGCCGTGGGAAACGGTCAAACCCACCACAGCCGACACGCTAACTTCTCTTGCGTGGTTGGCCGACGGAAGCGGGTGCGAGTACGTCTACCTCTTCTGGAACGGGCACTGGTCGTACAACACGATCGGCAACGCACTGGAAGGCAAGGCGTGGGAGCCCCTGACACAGGAGAACACCGCAGACGAAAGGCAAGCAGCATGATACGCATACCAACTGACGACCGCATCCTGTCGATCCCGCTTGCACGCTGCGGCGAGTTCGACCTGACGCCACCGGAGATGCAGCGCACGCGCCGCCTTATCTACTCGCTCAACAAGAGCCACGTCCACGGCTGGCGCTGGCGCACCATGCGCGAGAACAACATGCTGCTCGTGTGGAGGATTAAATAAGCTATTGCAATACGCATTTGCACAGTTTAAGGGTACCACATCAGCAACAAGGAGCACACGACATGATACGACCAACACTCAACATCAACGGCACCGATGCCTTCGACCTTATCAACCCGCGCCGCGATGCGATGGCCCTGATCGACGAGGTCATCGACGCCCTCAAGCAGGTCACGCCCAACGGCCGCGACTACCTGTGCCAGCGCGACCGGCTCACCGCCGACCGCAACACCCACTTCGACCGACTGGCCGCGTTGCACACGCTGCGCGAGGAGCTGCTCGAAGAGGCCCTGCACATCCAGCAACAGGAAAGGGTAGCAGCATGACCAAGACGCACTGCGTACACGGCCACGAGTACACGCCGGAGAACACCGCCGTTAACAACCGGGGGCAGATATTCTGCCGCATATGCTCACGCATTAAAGCACAACGGTACAAGGCCCAGAACCCTGATGTCGTGAAGGCCCACAGAAAGAAGTACGGGCCGATATGGCATGAGAAGAACAGGCCCAAGATGCGCGCGAAGTCGCGTTCCGCTGGCAGCACGTCTGCCGTGCACTATAACGACGGCGTGGAGGCCGAGCGCGCCGCGATCGTGGCGTGGCTGCGGTCGCAAGGCGGTCACCACGACGACATCTATGCGGAAGCCGCCGACGACATCGAAACCGGCGCGCACCACGGAAAGCCGACAGCATGACCGCCATCAGCGAAGACACACCCGAAGGCGGCCCAGAGGATCAGCAGTGGCGGATCGACGGCCTGACTGAAATGCTCAAGCGCGCCAATGACGAGCTGAAGCGTGAGAGCCACGCCCACAACGATACGTTGCAGCAACTGCACGAGGCCCAAGACCGTTACGACACCCTGACCTCGCGCCTGACCGTCGGCGTCC